TTGCCAGAATCAATATACACAGATCAGCAGTACGGAGTTCCTGCAGCACCATATGGCTTTGCAGATGAGACCGCCTACTACATTTCTTCAGATAATCAGCTTTATGCTAGAAACACTGGATCTCCAATGGTATACGGTGCATCTAGTTCTACCAAGGTTTATAGCAACAGCGGACCATCTATAATCTTCCCTGGTTTTGGTGCAATGAATGAGTCTGGCAAGTATAGAGAGCATACCGTAGAATTTTGGCTTAGGGTAGATACTTACACAAGCGAACCAAGAAGAATTATGGGGCCAATAGGCAAGGTTCTGTCAAATGGCGTATACATAGACTCAACAGATGGACTATATGTCAGCGGCCAATTCCTGATGCTTAAGATAGGGGATGTTATAGGATCGCACTTTGTAGGAGAGTGGGGTAGGCCAATGTTATTAGATACAAGAATCAGCTCAAAGTCGGCCAGCCTAATAGTTAATGGAGAGGTGGTTATCTCTTTATCTTTAGACGAGAACTCCTTATCTTTTCCAGAAAAGTTTATCTATGACACAGTCACATCTACCAACAAGGATCAGGATTGGCTCGGTATATATTCATATGAAGATCTTTCTGTAATGGAGATTGATTGCATAGGCATCTATCCATACAGGGTACCAGAAGTAGTTGCTAAGAGAAGGTTTGTATATGGTCAAGGGGTCGAGTTTCCAGAAAATTTAAATACCGCATATAATGGGGCATCAGTTTTCATGGACTACTCATTCTCTGACTATACAAACAACTACAACTATCCAGATATTGGTAGATGGTCTCAGGGAGCTACAGATAATCTATTTGTAAACAACACATCAATTTCAACACCTAACTATTTGCCACCATCGGCGGTATTCTCTTCACCATCTAGAACTTATAATAACTGGCTATCTGAGAACAAGGTAGATAATAATTTTTCTGGAGAGGCTAGAGATTATATAACTCTAAGGCCAACAGACTGGTCCTCTGAAAACGGATACCTATTCTTTAATAAGCTAAATGCTATTGGAGAGGATGTTGCTGCTATCTATGCTGTTGTTAAGCCAACCGAGAACTCAGCCCTAGAGCAAATACTGGTTAACATAGAGAATGAAACAACGGGAAACTATTTTGCAATTACCCTACAAGATAACCTCATTAGCTATAAGTTTAAATATGGCAACTCAGAAGCTAGTACTCTGTACTCATTAGAAACAATTGTTCCAAACGTGGCGTTTTCTGTAGGTCTTAATATAGAAAAGCTTGCCAATACTTATGGCGGTAGCCTAAAAACATTTTTTGGAAATAAGGATCAGCTAAAGGTTTACGTTGGTGGAAGCAAAAATTTTGAAAAAACATTCTCTGGAAGAATATATAATGTTGGATTCTGCACAAGCCGAAATGCACAAAAGGTCGAATCATTCTTCAGTAATAACGGAGCGGCATCATCGGCGTCCGACCTCTCAGATGTCTTCTATCTTTACTTTGACGCAGAAGGCCTAGACGGACAAATACCATTTGATGTGATAGGTGGATTTATAGATCCGATATCTGGAACGTGGGTATCTTTCGAGGCAGTGATGGATGGTGGCTTTGCGGACTCATTTGTTTTTGGAAGGTTCCAGGACCACATAGCAAGCTACACAATGGTTCCTAGACACATAGTAGACACCTTTACTTTAGATGTTGCTGTAGATTCATACTGGGAAGACTATGTTCCTCTTTCTTATTTGGCTAGTTACGTATCAGATGGGTCTGGGGATACGGTATTAGACCTAGATTTTATTCAGTTTAATTGTTCAGTCCCAAGGCCGCTCACATCTCCAGATGGATCCATAGACACTAGTGGCTCCATAGTTAGGACATATGTAACCTTCCAGTATCTGGCTAATGGATCAAACAGTCTGGATCAATATTTTACAACAAGGGCACAGCCTGCTCAAAACCACGTAGTTCAGCCAGGATCCGAGTGGCTACAGACAAAGTACGAGGTAGTTTCTGGAGATATCATAAAACTTCCATCTAGTGCAGACTTTAAGAACTTGTCTATTGGAATTCACGTAGAGATACAAAATCCAGGTACCCAGACTACTCCAGTAAAGGTGAAAAGCCTTCAGTTAGCCTCACAGTCTCTCAACTTTAAGTCCCCAAATCCAGTCGGAACTAGATTCGGATATGACATATACCCATACTCTAGAAGTGCAATATACTATAACTATAAGTCTATAGGTGCATATTCTACCTACAAGGGTAGCACCCCATACCTTTATACATCAAAATATAGCGGTATAAAAGTCTGCGGAGACCCTGGTAAGACAGGCATATCAATACCCATAAACAGATCGCTTGTCACTGAGTATGCAATTGGTGCTATCCAGTTTGCCATGCAGTACCAAGAGGGACTTTTTCCAGAAACTGCTACAGAGATTTTCGAGGTAGAGTCTTCGAACCTATACGCAAAGTTTTATTTAGTAGCCACTAATGCATCAAGAACACGTGGTCAGATATACGGTATTAATCAAGAGACTAAGCTTCCAGTATCTGGTATAGCATATTACCTAAATGGAATTATCGTCAAGGACCTATTCCTAGAGATGGATTCCTGGTCTATTATCGGTATTCAGTTTTCAGATTCCTTACTGTTTGAGGGAGAGCTTGGTGCAATCAGGCTAACTGGCCCAGCACTATTTAACAACATATCTTACTATCAGCTACCATCCACTCAAACATCCCTGAGCGTTATCTTTAGAAAGTGGAATCAGCTATCAGATTTGGCAAACTTTTGGGAAGATCTAACTACACCCACACAATTGCTATGGCAGGATATTCTATATATTTCTGTTGAAGGAGCCTATATAGTAGATCCCTCTACAATATTTAGAGAGTATTCTGGAACAAATAGGATATTAGTAACATCAGATAAGACTCTTCAGTTTAATTCTTACAAATATTCTGTATATAAAGACGTAAAATGGGATTCTTCAGTCGTAACACCAGTTTAGTATGGTATACTAGTGGTTATGAAAGACAAATTTGAAGAAGCCCTTGGTAAGGCCAAGGTAACACTAGTTGAAAAAACTGGTTATGCGTGGGGAACTTATGTTTGGAAAAAGTCAAATGGTAAGTGGTTCACAGATGGACAGGGAAACGTTCTAAACGTTCCTGCCAATAAAGACGATGAGAATCAAATACAGAAGCTAAGGGATGCAGCAGCTCACTACGGCGAGGCAGATGGCCAACCAATATTTTTCCCAGGTGCAGCCAGAATAACAGACGAAGAGCACTCCGAGCAAATGGACAGGCTAAACCAGGGCCTGATACCAAGCATGAATGATCTTGGTGCAGTAATAGCAGCCAAGAAGACACTAGAAGTTTACGGGGAAGAAGAATGAGCGAATATATTGTAGGTGCAAGCCTACCAGAGCTGGAGCAAGAAGAGGACCTGTTTAAGGCCAAAGATCCATTCAACAAGACATGGGATCACCTAAAAACTCTATCTGGCATCGAGAAAAACTTTAAGCGTAGAGAAGACAGAAACTTCTCAAAGGCATACGATACGGCACAGCCAACAAACGTAGACCTGACCACTGCCCAGTACGCTGGGGCAGCCAGAGCAATCTCTGTTGGAGAAGGTGCAGCATCAAAGCAGATTAACCCAGGTAACGTATTCAGAAATGGATACGGAATCTTTGATGTGATCACACCACCATGGAACTTGTATGAGCTAGCAAACTACTACGACACATCATTTGCTAACCACGCAGCCATCGACGCCAAGGTAGAAAACATTGTCGGCCTCGGCTTTGACTTTGAGATGTCTAAGAGGACATTGCTTAAGCTAGAATCAACAGAGAATCCAGATGCCACCACACGTGCTCGTAAAAGAATTGAGCGAGCCAAGGTTGAGCTAACAGACTGGCTTGAAAACCTAAACAAGGATGACTCGTTTACTCACACAATGATGAAGTTTTATACAGACGTTCAGGCTACTGGAAATGGCTACCTTGAAATTGGAAGAAAGACTAACGGAGAGATTGGATATGTAGGACACATCCCATCCACCACAATGCGTGTACGCAGGCTACGTGATGGCTTTGTCCAGATTATTGGTCAGAAGGTTATATACTTCCGTAATTTTGGGGCAAAGAATGCAAACCCGCTTACAGGAGATCCTAGACCAAACGAGATTCTACACTATAAAGAATATTCTCCGCTAAATACATTTTACGGGGTACCAGATATAATGGCAGCTATCTCATCTCTACATGGAGACCAGCTAGCAAGCCAGTACAACATCGATTACTTTGCCAACAAGGCTGTTCCAAGATACGTCGTAACTCTAAAGGGTGCCAAGCTATCCTCTGATGCAGAAGACAAGATGTTTAGATTCTTACAGACTAGCCTAAAGGGGCAGTCACACAGAACTCTTTATATACCGCTGCCTGGAGACTCTGATACAAACAAGGTAGAGTTTGATATGAAGCCAATTGAGAACGGTGTTCAAGAAGCTTCATTCAATGAGTATAGGCTTCGTAATAGAGAAGACATCTTAGTTGCACATCAGGTGCCATTGTCTAAGATTGGTGGAGGAGACTCATCCTCTATTGCTGCAGCTTTGGCTCAGGACAGGACCTTTAAAGAGCAGGTAGCTAGACCAGCACAAACCAATATCGAGAAGATGATTAATAAGATTGTCCACGAGAAGACAGACATTCTAGACTTTGTATTTAACGAGCTAACTCTGACCGACGAGATTGCACAGTCTCAGATTTTAGAGCGTTACGTAAAGACACAAATCATGGTGCCAAACGAAGCACGTGACGCACTTGGTTTGCCCCAAAGGCCAGACGGAGACGAACCTTTTGAAATGTCTGCCCGTCAATCTACAGATGCCCGTGCTAATTTAGCGGGCAATCGTGAAAGAGATACTCAAAGATCGAACACGCAATCCGATTCATCTGGTACAATAGATGGTAGGAATGCACAAGGAGAGGGAGCGGCTTCAGAATAAAATGTTACATTTCTGTAACTTTTATAAAAAGTACGCTATAATTAGGGTAGTATGACTATATCTAAGGCACAATGGAGTTCAGACGGGGACAACCTCCGTCTCTCAATGCCGTTCAGTAAGGTTGACAAAGAGAGGCGTATCGTCTCAGGATTTGCTACACTCGATAACGTAGATAAGCAGGATGACATCGTCACTGCAGATGCAAGCATGAAGGCTTTTGCTAAGTTCCGTGGTAACATTCGAGAAATGCACCAGCCACTAGCCGTCGGAAAGATGGTTTCATTCAAAGAAGACAAGTACTTTGATCCAGACACCAAGAAGTTTTATGCAGGAGTTTATGTTTCTGCATACGTTTCAAAGGGTGCACAGGACACATGGGAAAAGGTTATGGATGGAACTCTCCAGGGCTTTTCTATTGGCGGTAGAATGAACAAGTGGGACGACGCCTATGACGAGAAGATGGACAAGTCAGTTCGTGTTATCAAAGAATACGACTTAGTAGAGCTTTCTCTAGTAGACACTCCAGCTAATCAGTTTGCAAACATCATGTCTATCGAAAAGGTAGACGGTGTAGATGTCGTCAAGGGAGACGAAACTACACTAGAGAATGTGTTCTGGGATGACCAGACTGGCCTAGTACTGCTTTCTGAGGAAGACTCAGCAGTTAGCCCTTCATCTGGAGATCAAATGAAGAACATAGGTTTCGTTGAAAAAAATGATGACGAAAAAATAGAAATGATAAAGTTCTTAGTTGATAGTGCTAAAGGCATGAATCTTGCTAAGATGACAAAGGAGGAAGATCCTATGAACGAAACAACTAATGAAGAGATCGTCGAGAAGTCTGACGACGTAGTTGCAGAAGCACAGGTCGCTCCAGAGGCAGACGCCGTAGCTGAGGCTGTTGAAAAGGCAGACGACGCAGACGTTGCAAAGACAGACGACATGGACGAAGACGAGATGGAAGAGAAGGCAGACGATGCTGAAACTGAAGAGAAGTCAGAAGACATGAAGGAAGAGGACAAGTCTTACGACGAGAAGTCCGACTCTGTAGATGCAACTGAAGAGGTATCAAAATCAGATGATGTAACCGCAGTCGTAACTGACCTAAAAGACGGTATTGCATCAGCCTTTAGCGACCTAACAGCAGTCGTAAAGTCATTAAATGACGAGATTGCTGAACTAAAGAAGTCAATTGATGGCAACGCCAGCGATATCAAGTCCGTAAAGGAAGATCTCGTATCTGCTAAGAGTGACTTTAATGAATTTGGAAAGAGGTTTGAAGCCGTAGAGGCAGACACCGCTTTCCGTAAATCTGGCGATCTAGGCGAGATCGTACAGGAATCTGAACCAGAACAGGTTCAGAAATCCCTATGGGGCGGACGTTTCCTCAAAACTGCCGACTTATTTAATTAAGACAACAAAAATCACTTAGGAGGTGACAATATGTCGGAAGAGATTATCAAAAACCAGCCAGGTGAAACTGGCGAACTAGGTGGTACTGCTCCAGGTCTATATCAAGGTCAGGGTGCAATGGCATCTGGCAGCGATACAGCTGAGAATGTTCCTGGTAACTATGCAACAGGTGGTGTCCTAAACAACATCCCTAACGCAGAATATGGTCTAACAACAGGACCTAATGCCGTAAACCCATCTGGTACAGATGGCAGCGGTATCCTACGCCCAGAGCAGGCACGTCGTTTTATTGACTATGTTTGGGATGCTACTGTTCTCGCCAAGGATGGCCGTCGTGTTACCATGCGTGCAAACACCATGGAGCTCGAGAAGGTTAATGTTGGAGAGCGTGTTATTCGTGCAGCCGCACAGGCTGTCGGTGACTACACCAACGCAGGTGCGACATTCAGCAAGGTGGAGCTTACTACAAAGAAGATCCGTCTAGACTGGGAGGTCTCATCAGAGTCCCTTGAGGATGGCATCGAAGGTGCCGCACTTGAGGACCACCTAGTACGATTGATGACAAACGCTTTTGCGAATGACATCGAGGATCTAGCTATTAACGGTGACGGTGCTACTGGCAACTTCTTGTCCATCATGGACGGATTTGTCAACAAGGCAACCACTGGAGACGCACACGAGGCTGTAGTTACTGTAGCTGACAATGCATGGACTCCAGACGTTATGCAGCAGATCATCCTGGCATTGCCACGCAAGTACCGTGCACTTAAGAACAATCTTAAGTTCTACGCTGGTACTGACGCATTCCAGGGAATCGTTAAGCACAACGGTACACTAGCTGACGCTGTTGCTGAGGCATTCGCAGGAATGACCCCAGGTTCAACTCAGGCTAACCGTCAAGACTACCTAGACGGTATGGGGCAGACATTCGGTGGAGCACGTACTACTCGTGTTCTTGGTGTCGATGTACAGGAAGTTCCTTACTACCCAACTGGCTACGTAGACCTAACCTTCCCAGCTAACCGCATTTGGGGTTTCCAGAGAGACATCACTGTAAACCGTGAGTACAAGGCAAAGAAGGACACCATTGAGTACACCGTATTCGTACGTTTCGGTATTCAGTGGGAGGAAGAGGACGCAATCGCATTTGCTGACGCAGCTGCAGATAGCTAAATCTAAACTAAACCTTAAGGGGGCAGGGGCTACTCAGCTCCTGCCCCTTTTTTAGTAATCTGTTATAATTGATTCAGGAGGAATATTATGGCAAGAGAAGTATTTAACCCAGAAGCCACAGATGGCGATGGAGACGGCGTGGTCCAGGACGGAACAAAGTTTGAGCGTCCAGCAACAGACCTGCCAGAAGGTTTTAACCCAGACGCAAGGGATGGGGATGGCGATGGTATCGTTCAGGATGGAACAGAATTTGCTCGTCCAGTAGAGGATGCTGCTGTAGAGGAAAAGCTGGAAGAGGCTCCAGCCCCAGAAGCTAAGCCTGCTGCATCAAAGCCTACAGCTCCTAAGAAAGAGGAGCCAAAGCCAAAGGCAACACCAAAGCTAAGCTCAGAAAAGGTAGCAGTGTTCTCAACAAAGAATGCATACTGGGAGGGCGTTGGACGTCTCTCTAGAGGCTACCACATTGTTTCGAGAGAGGAAGCAGACCAGTGGCTAACACTTGAATACGTTCGAGAAGCAACTGAAGACGAGATAAAGGCTCTATAATCAAATGGAAATATTGAGGGTTCCACCATATCCGCTAGTAACTACCTGGGATGTCCCAGATGCTGACACCAACTATGTCATTGAGCTAGAGGATCTGGTGGACCACTCGATAGAAACAGTCGATGTTACATCTAACTCGTCTGCTCAAATCGTATATGAGCTGCCTCAGTCAAAGATCCAGTTTGACAGAGACTTTGCTATTAGAATATACGATACAACAAATCTAGCTGTAGTAGACAGCAACCTAAATGTTTACAGACCATATGTAGACCCAAATAGCCTTGGCACAATAGCTTCAGAAATTGCAGAGTACAAAATGCTTGAGATTGTTGCGAGGGCAATCATTGATGAGTTTACTAGTGATGGTTTTTATAATCATAAGCTAGTAGTTCAGGGTGTGGGAAATAACACAGACTACTATCCGCTTTGGCACGACACAAACAAAGTTCTAAGGGTTTACGAGAACAATGTAATGGTCTACAATAGCGAAGACACCGCAATAAGCGTAGCCTCATTCTACGATGTACTGCAAGACGTAAATGACGGTGTGGGACTTACCACAACCGTAAAGCACGGTTACTCAGTGGGCAATCTAGTTGAGTTGGCTGGATTCTCGCAAGACTTTGCCGAGCTCAACAGCCCATTTAGAATATCTGAAATTATTAATGAGTATTCATTTAGAATTTCTAAAACCATAAGCGATTACTCGCTTGCAACTGAGGAATCGGTTGGAACTGTAGAAAGAGTCTGGTATGATGCCTACGCTGTGACGCTAGACAATTCGGCAATCTACAAGGTGTATACCGATAGAATTAATCGCTATCAGTCTGCCCCAATTGCACTACCAGCATCAAATGGAGATCTTGGCTTTGCAAGCCCTGGCTCTCCAGCATTTCAAAGAGACTTTGACTACACCTTCATTCTGGATGCGGGGTACAAGGCTATACCACCAGAGATAGAGTATGCAACCAAGCTACTGATCGAAGATATTAAGTGTGGAAAGATGGAGTATTACAAGAGGTATATCACATCGTACAACACTGACCAGTTCAAAATTCAGTTCGACAAGAAGATGCTAGAGGGAACGGGAAATATTATTGTTGACAAGATACTTGGTAAGTATGTCCAAACAATAACTAGATTCGGAGTACTATAATGAATGTAATCTGCGAAGTTACAGATTTTATGTTCCCAATGCAGGCAGATATATACTACCCTATAGTAGAGCAAGGTGCATACGGAAATGTTTCTAAGACCTGGGTTTTAGATAGAACTATTGCATGTAGCCTTACTGGTGCTGGGTCAGCACTAAAAGAAGAGATAAAGCCTAACGTAAACATTACACAAGACACAATCATAATCGGTAGAGCAAAAACAGACATCCGTGTTTCAAGCAGAGACTCTAATGCATCAATAACCAACGTAATTGTAACCAACATCAAAGACTCTAACTGTAATGAAATATATCTCGAAACATCTGGGCCAAGAGCAGGTAAATCAACAATCTTTGAAATTGCAACTCAAGAGCCGTTTGTTGGTCCATTTGGCGGCGTAGAGTATTATAAGCTAGTTCTTCGTAGATCCGAGAATCAGGCGGCAGACGTATAATGCTAAACGTATTCTTTGATGACAAGAAATTCTTAAAAGAAATGAATAACGTACTTGATTACTCTAATGGATACATAGAGGGAATTAACCAGGGTAAAAGCGTATTCGTAGACAATGTAGGCAAAGATGCGATTGATGCAATTAGGCAATTCGTAGACTCTAATGCAAGAGTAAATCCTGCTGCCCTGCAGCACATGTATGAGTGGAATGAAGCTGGCAACCCCAGCTCAAGACTATTTGATATTAACTATGTATCAAATAGCTTTGGACTTTCTTTTAACTTTACGTTTAGGCAATCAACATCTATAAAGAGTGGATCGTCAGTTCCATTTTATGATAAGGCCAGGATTATGGAGCAGGGCATTCCAGTGGTAATAAGACCTAAGAGAGCAGATGTTTTGTCGTTCGTTAATGAAGACGGGGAGCAAGTATTTGTAAAAGGCAGCGTTTCAGTAGAAAGCCCAGGTGGAACAGAAGCCCAGGGATCATTTGAAAATATCGTAAATGTATTTGTAAATCAATATTTTTCACAAGCCTGGTTGCGTAACAGTGGTATACTAGATTATCTAAAGACGTCTAAAGACTACAAGAATAGTATTTCTAGAGGAAAGACTTTTGGAAGGTCTGCTGGTAGATCTGTTGGATACAACTTTATAACAAGAGCAAGGGCAGATGGATAATGGCACAGTCACTACTAAACACACCAATACTTTGGATTAATACATACCTTAAAGAAAAGCTTGAGGAAAATCTTGGATTTGCCACGTTACCATTTTTCCCCACAGGGCCATCAACCCTTGAGACCCTAAACTCTTTTTCCTTAGAACAAAGCGGTATGATGTCGGTATACGACAGAATGTTTAAGATGCGTCGTAAAGCATTCCCACACATAAAATGTGAGCAAGTTCTATACTACTTTTATTCAACAGGGTCTGATTACCAACTCAACATGATTAGGCTACAAGAAAATATTTTAAGATTGATGGACAGAGAAGATGAGACTGCCGAAGAGATAAACGAGTGGGCAAAGAATAGGGGTCCCATAACCGTAGAGGGCGAAAGCATATCCTGCAACTTTTACTTCCATAACTTTAAGATCTATCATTTAGAAGAGTCCAGAGACATCGTCGACTTTGGAACTGCTAGAACCTACGCAGGAAATAAAATAATTATTGACTACGACTACCACCTATCTGTTGACCCAAATAGTCCAGATTTTTAAATAATATTTAAAAGTGCTGTATACTTGTAAATGAGGAAACACGCCCTTTTATTAATCAAACAAAAGAGGTGAATTAATATGGCATATACACGTGGTGATTCAGCACAGATCATCGTTGGTGCAGCTGCTCTATTTGCATACTCTGGAGCTATTGATCCAGCAACGGATCTTCCAGATTATTCAACAGACGGCACATCCTACCGTGAAACCCTGACCGATGAAACACTCGGTGCAGGATATCGTAACGTTGGTTACACAATGAACGGTCTAGAACTAGTCTTCCAGCCTGACTTCGGTGAGGTACAGGTTGACCAGGTACTTGACGCTGCAAAGCTATACAAGCAGGGTATGACCGTAAACATGAACACAGCTTTCGCTGAGGCAACTCTAGAGAACCTACTTCTAGCCATCGCTGGTAACACAGCTGACTGGGACGAGGCTATTACTGGTGTTACAGGACTAGGAACAGGCTCAGCCTCTCTTAACCTTGCATCTGGTAACCTAGGTGAGTGTCCAGTTGAGCGTGGTCTTGTTGCAGTTGGTCCTGGTACGGGTGACTGTGAGGCTGGCTCAAGCATTGAGCGTATCTACACTGCTTACCGTGCTCTATCAATCGAGAACGTAACCGTATCCGCTAAGCGTGACGAGGCTACAATGTTCGAGGTTTCTTTCCGTCTACTACCAGATTCTTCTGGTTCATACGGTAAGATCGTAGACCGAGTAATCCCAGCCGCTGCTGTCTAATAGACTGCATCTACAAATAACTTAATAAAAACTGCCCTGGCTTCGGTCGGGGCAGTTTTATTTTTGGTATACTTGTAAGATGGCAAGTAAAATATACGACACTGGAATCATAGAACTAATAGACGGAACAGAGCTATATCTTACTCCGCTTAAGATTAGATACCTTCGTGAGTTTATGGAAAAGTTTGAAGATGTAAAAAAAGCATCTGGAGATGAAGAAGCGGTGTCTGCTCTAGCAGAGTGTGCCAGGGTAGCGATGAAGCAGTACTATCCATCAATAAAAACAATAGATGATCTAGAAGACAGTGTAAACCTCCCAACCATATATAAGATACTTGATGTTGCAGCTGGAATAAAAGTAGATGCTGATAAAAATGATGAGGGCGTAAAAGAGCAGGCAACGCAGAGCGGATCTTCCTGGGAAACACTGGATCTTGCTAAGCTTGAAAGCCGTGCTTTTTTGCTGGGTATCTGGAAAGACTACGAGGAGCTAGAAACCTCACTGTCCATGCCTGAGCTAATAGCAATACTGGAGAGTCAAAACGAAGCTGACTATCAGCAGAAAAAATTCTTGGCAGCGATTCAGGGTATAGACTTAGACGAAAAGACTGGTAACAGCAATGCAAATGCTTGGGAAGAGATGAAGGCCAGGGTATTTAGTGGCGGTAAGACCAATGACCCTAATGACATCACTTCATTCCAAGGCTATAAGGCTCAACAATCTGGATTTGGCATAGGTTTGGGCCTAGATTACACTGATTTGACCAAGCAATAGAATCCCCTTTGTGGTATAATTAATAAGACCATATTGGTTATAGAGAAGAGGAATAGATGGCTACAACAGTCAATGAATCACAAAGCATCAAGCTAATTGATGGAACCGAGCTTACAGTTCGTCCACTAAAGATTTCCTTACTTCGCTCATTTATGAAGAAGTTCGAGGGCATCGCAGCAGTAGCTGATGATAATGACAAGTCAATGAATCTTCTAATGGAGTGTGTTCAGATTGCTATGGAGCAGTACAAGCCAGAGCTAGCTGGAGACATCAAAGCGTTGGAAGACAACATCGACCTACCAACAGTCTATAAGATTGTAGAGGAAGCCTCTGGCATTAAGATGTCGGATAGCTCCGTGGTAGGTAACTTGGGCAAATAGTCCACAAAACGAGGTACTAATGAATGGCTGATATTGAAACCAATATTGGGATTAATATTGATACGTCCAGTGCGTTGGCGTCAATCAAAGCCCTACAAAGTCAGATATCGGCCTTTCATCAGTCCTTAAGAACGTCTGGTAGTGCAGCAAATGCTGCTATGTCAGACAACATGTCTAAGAATTTAATAAATTCTATAAACTCTACAAAACAATTTTCTGCAAGCTTAAGTAATGTAAAAAGTACAGCAGACTCATTCACAGAGTCCCTGGAAAAAAATAAGCTTTCAATGGGCCAGTACTTTAAGTACGGTATGGCATCTACTAAAAGCTTTAGTAGCATGTTCAAAAATGAATTTAATACAATTGACAAAGTTGCTCGTGAACGGGTAAAGACCATTCAGACCCAATATATAAAAATGGGTCGGGATGCCAACGGAGCAATTGAAGCAATCAAGGTAAGGCCCCTATCCCTTGATATGAACAATCTGGGAACCCAGATGCAAATGGCTGCTCAAAAGCAGCAAGTTTTTAATCAGCTCTTAAAGCAAGGTTCTACAAATCTTCTAAACTTTGGTAAAAACACCCAGTGGGCTGGTCGCCAGCTTATGGTTGGTTTCACCCTACCACTTTCTATTATGGCATCCACTGCTGGCAAAGCATTCATGGAGATGGAAGATGCAGTAATAAAGTTTAAGAGGGTCTACGGGGAGCTAAACACCACAGCAGCAGAAACTGACAAGATGGTGGATAGTATCCAAAGACTAGCTTCTGAGTTCACCAAGTATGGCATTGCAGTTAAAGACACCATGGATCTGGCAGCCGAAGCCGCTGCAATGGGTCAGATGGGTGCAGCTCTTACTGCCCAGGTTGTAGAAGCAACAAGGCTTGCTGTTCTTGGTGGGGTAGAACAGTCCGAAGCCCTAAAGACCTCAATCTCTCTAACAAATGCTTTTGGAGTTTCCACAGAAGAGCTAGCATCTAAGATAGACTTCCTAAACGCTGTAGAAAACCAAACAGTTACAGCAATCGAAGACTTGACCATTGCTATTCCAAAGGCTGGTCCTGTTGTAAAGCAGCTTGGTGGAGACGTAGAAGATCTAGCATACTTCCTGACCGCCATGCGTGAAGGTGGCATTAATGCTTCCGAGGGTGCCAATGCGCTAAAGTCTGGTCTTGCTTCACTTATTAATCCTACTAAGCAGTCCTCTGACATGCTTGCAAGTTTTGGCATAAATGTCAAGGGTCTCGTAGAGGCTAATGCTGGAGATCTTAAGGGAACAGTTATTGGCTTTGCCCAGGCTCTAGACAAGCTAGATCCACTAAATAGAGCCCAAGCCATCGAACAGTTGTTTGGAAAGTTCCAGTTCTCCCGTATCTCAACATTGTTCCAGAACGTTATTGCCGAGGGTACTCAGGCACAAAGAGTTCTAGATCTTTCAAGGGCAACCGCAGCAGAGCTAGCAATCCTCTCCGAGAGAGAGCTAAAGCGTGTAGAAGATTCGCCAGCCTACAAGTTCCAAAAGTCACTAGAAGACATAAAGGCATCTCTGGTTCCACTGGGCCAAGAATTCATAAAGCTAATAACCCCTATCATTGAGTTTGCTAATGGGCTGCTAAAGCAATTTAACAATATGGATGCTGGAGTCAAGCAATTTGTTATTGGAGCAATTGCTGTACTAGGACTTATTGCCCCAGTAGCGCTAATGACTTTTGGTCTACTAGCTAACGGTGTAGCGAACCTAATAAAAGGTTTTGGTGTTGTAAGAAGCGTAATGCTTTCTTTGTCTGGTGCATCCTCTGGAGTGTCAATGGAGCTAGGCTACATGACACAAGAACAGCTAGAGGCTGCTGCTGTTGCAGGATCTTTGGGTCAGACACATGCTCAGCTAGCTCAAATATTTACTTCTGAAGCAGGAGCACTTTATAATCTTGTAGGGGCATATCAGGCAGCAAACGCAGCCGCTAGCTCATACAATATTTCATCTGCAACTGGCAGGACAATGGGTAGGACCACTGGGCTTGTAGATCCAAAGGGAAACCCCTTAAAGCTAGCTAGTGGTATATTTAGCGTTCCTGGTCCAAAGGGTGCTGGAGATATAGTGCCAGCCATGCTTTCTCCTGGAGAAGCTGTTATTCCTACAGATAGGGCAAAAAAATATGGTCCATTAATTCAGGGGATCATCTCTGACAACATTCCTGGGTTTGCAAAGGGAACCCCTGGTATGCAAGAGACGCACATGTCAATGCCAATGGCAAAAACTCCAGCAATTCTAGCCGAGTTAGATAAAATATTCCCAAGAATTTCTACATTCTCAGACAGACTGCTAGAAGCAACCATAGTCCTGTCTGACTTAACCGCAACAAAATCCACAACCCTAAATCAAAAAGCCAGAGGCACTGGAATGTCTTCACAGGAGTTCACCTCTGAGTGGGACAAGAACTCTGGAGAGGGGTTTAAGAATGTTTCTTCTAGGGCACAGGCAGCAGGACAGATGGGCTCTGGTGCAGCAATTGATGCTGCAGTATCACAGCTAGATGTTGAGATTGGTCAAAGAATAGCAAGTGCTATAGACAACGGAAACATTGATAAATCAGTCACTGGTTGGCTAGATCAGCTAATGGCAGATGTGACCAACACAGTTATAAACGAGTTTGCTACATCTGGAAATGAAGCAAGGCAGGACGTGGCTGCTGGAATGAAGGCACGATCTTCTATGCCAGTTACTGCACGTCAAGTCGGTGTTCAAAATATAAAGACATCAGCTGGAAAGGTTGCAGGTTCTGCAGAAGCATTTTACGAGGACATAGTAGCATCTGGAGAGGGAGAATTAAGGCAAACCGCTGGTAGGCCTCAAGTTTTTGCTACGGGCACCGACATCGCAGTCGCAAGGACCAAGTCGTCTGGTAAGCTTAGGACAAATAGTTTTACGGTAGGTGCTGGCAAACATGTTGTTCCAGGCGGAACCTTTGAAACAGGAACAAGATCATTAGATAAGTTGAATGGCCCATCTGTTCAGCCAGTAGCGGATGCCACCACAGACGCAGACCTGTACGCAAAAGAATTTGGAAGACAGGTAGAGGCAAAATCTGAAGATCCATACATGTATGCTAGAGACCGTAACAGTCCTCATCCATTGTCTGGTCCCGATGGTGCAGATGATGCTAGAGAGTATAAGATCAACTTCGATGCTGGCCTAAATTCCTCGAACGGTTATGGCCCACCAACAATCCCAACCTCACCTACAGCTCCTTCTGGCGGTATTTCAGATGAAGCAGCAGCAAGGATGGGGCTGCCATCAATGCAAAATAATATTGTAGACGGGCTGTCTGACGCTGACCTATCTATTGGCGGAACAGCAAAGAGAAAGCTTTCAGGCATCGGTGGCAAGATCGTAGGAAAGATTGAAACCTCTCTTATGGACGGTGCTCTGGGTAAGACAAAGTATGGCGGTATTCTTGCAGACACTATGCGTAAAAATGCTGGCATGGATGGTATTGCAGATATAGCTGGAGAAACACAGCTAGATAGAAGTAAGAGAGAGCTTGCAAATCAGCGACAGCAGGTTGCTGAGGTTGGAACGGATGTTCCAGGAACACAGCCTTTAGCTTATGATAAAGACGGAAATGTAGTAACCAATCCAGACGGAACTCCAATGACTGGAGAGGCATACAAAAAGCTAACAAAGCAATCTAAAGCTCAAAAGCGTGTATCTCGTGCAGGCAGGGTTGCTGGTTTGGCAGGAATGGTTGCAATGGGTGCTGGTGTTGCATCTGGTATGGGTGGTCAAGTTGGAGAGATTGCTCAGTCTATAGTTCCAATTGCAAGCGGACTTGCAATGATTGGTCCGATTTTGTTATCTCTTAGTGCACCAATAGCTGCTCTAGTGGCAGTAGTTGGGCTAGGAGTATTCGCATTCATGAAATATAATGAGATGATGAATAAGGCTAGGGAGGACGGCAAGAAGTTTGGCGACGCCTTAACTATGAACACCTCAAAGCTAATAGCTATGTCAGAGGCAACTGGCCGTGTATCAGCTACAGAGTCCAGAAGAAGAGAGCAAGAAGACCAGCTAGCTGGAGATACAAACGCACAAAGAAAATATGGTCAAACATACTTAGAATCAGAGGCGGGGCAAAACCTGCTAGGAGACATAGACACTCTAATCTCCCAGGGTCTTTCAAAGTCAGACGCAGCAGCAGCGATTGGCCGACAGCTTTCTGTTGGATTGGCAGAGGGCATTTTAACATCTGGAGAGGCAGCAAGTATTGCATCTGCCATAGGCACAGAGCTAAATGACTACAGCTTTGCTGCAGATGTGGCAGCCACGGTAATTAGCATTACTGGTCCAAATGGCACAGACCTAATAAACAATCCTCTCAGGGTAATGCTAGAAATCCAACAACAATCCTTAGAAAGTCTATCAGATACTGTAGCTCTAGCGACTGATCCAGAAGCATTGTCGGGTAAAATCAAAGATGCAATTTCTGGCAAGAGAATTCAAGACGCCGTAGATAGAGACATTGCCTATGCAAGAGGTGGCTGGGATGGCTTTGTAGCAGGACTAGAAGGTTGGGCAGCAGATGGGTTTGGCTTTGCAATTGGTGCAGATAACTCTGACATATCAGACCTTGACCCAGAATTTATTTTGGAAAAAACTAGACAAACTGCAGAGTTGCAATCAGCAGCAATAGCTCTTGGAATAAATCAGGTACAGCAGAACCAACAACTCTTAGATTCTCTAAACTCTCAATACCAAACTAGAGAAGATGATTTAAAGAACCAAATTACTGCAACCTCAGATGTTGAAAAAAGAACTAAGCTAGAAAATGAACTAAACTCTCTAATAGCTGATAGAAAAAGAGATACTGATGCCCTGCTAGCAGCTAATTCAAAGTCATTAGACGTCATTGTTGGCTATAAGGATGAGTTTGACTCCAAGGTATTTGGCGATGCTATAAAGTCATCGGTATTATCTGGATATGAAGAGGACAATCCGTTACGAGTATTTGCAGAAGATGCAGTATCAAGACTTAATGATGCCGCATCCGAAGCCTTTAGTGCTGGAGATGACACTGAATTCTACACAACCTTGCAGCTTTCTTTCGCATCGAAAGATCTCAGCATTGATGCCGTAAACATGCTTCTTGGTTTAGACAAGACGGACGCATCTGTTAAAAGAAAATTTGATTTAATTGTAGAAGAAAAGGGGACAGCTGCAGGCGGCCAGTTGATGGACCTACTTATAAAGTCAGGTCTTGATGAAGCTGGAATGTCCACATATCTTCAAGAGTTCTCTCTGTCAGCTCAATTCGATACAGACGAAGACTATGAAAACAAAGTAGAGGCATTGTCTCAAATAGCCAATATGAATAAAGAGTATGGCATTAATATTGATTTAACTGCGTCATCAAACACAAACACCCTTCAAGAAGTTACAGACATGGTCAAGCTGATTCAAGGTATGCCAGAGACAATGTCTAAAGACTTCTTGGTTAATTTTAACAAAGATTTGCAAGATCCAAGCCTACAAGCTATAATTGACAACTGGGATACTTTGTTCGGAGAGGGAATGATTGGTTCCGCTTCAGTCTTCGTAGACTTCGTAGCAACTGGAGACTGGAATTCTGTGCAAAGATATCTATTAGCCACAGGAAGGGGCTATGAGCTAGAGAAGTATGACCAAGCTTACCTTATGAGAGAGTACTCTGATCAAGCAGCTGCATACGAAGTCCAAAAGGGCAAACAGCAAAATGTTGGCGGGACAGAAGAAACTGATCCATCACCAACACCTTCCAACGGCTCACAAAAGCAAGACCCATTTGAGAGCATTCTTACTAGACTAAAGCAGGTTAGAGATGCAGCAATCAATGCAGCTGGTGGAGTAGGAGAATTGAAGAGGGTTCTTGGAGGAACTAAGAACATTGAAATTTTTAAGGGCTTTGACCAAAAGCTTGTTTCAGCTGGCTATGGCAGAGAGTTCATTGATTACATCAATGGTCTAGATGAAGAAACCAGAAAAACTTTTGTATCGATTAATGATGGGGTTGTCAAGGTAACCTCAGCTGGAAAAGCTATGGCCAAGGCATTCTCTGAAGTAACTATTGGAGACTTCCAGCTTTCGTTAAGGCAGGGGTTGTCAGATGTAAATATGCAGTTTAAGGCTATCACAAAGCTTCGTGCCGCAGGAATGTCTTTGGCAGACGCCTTTGAAGTGGCACAGGATGCTCAGCTAGCATTTAGTATTGCAACCGCTGCAAGCTCAGAAGAAGTCCAGCAGTTGGTAAAAGACTTTGACGTACTTGAGAAAAAGTCTCTAGAGTTAAAGCTATCAACGCCAGAGGGCAGAACCTCATACTTAAAGGAACAGTTTAGTAAGATTCAGGGTTATTTTAGTTCTCAGGAAAATGCAATACAGTTACAGTTTACCGCAGATAACCAGGACACATTAGATGCAATTAAGCTAGCTCAGCAAGAAATTGCAAAAGACCAGGTAGTTCTAGATGACTACCAGTACGGACTATCTTTAATCTCTGAAGAAGAGTCAAAGATAAATGATAAGTATGATCAAAGGCAGGAAGCTTTAGACAGTATCTACGAGTCAAACCAGGCACTAGTCGAGCAATCAAGGGCACAGCTAGATGTAGCAGATGCTCTTGCTTCTGGTGACCTAGCAGCAGCAGCAAAGGCACAGAGGGAAGAGAGAAAGCTTCGGGCTGAGAGAGCAAGAGATGCACAGTCAACAAACCTAGAGAAGGCTCGCAAGGCAGAACTAGAAAGCCTAAAGATTACATTCAAAGTATGGGATGAGGAGACTGGAAAGCAGATAGAAAAGACTCTAACCAAAAAAGAGATAGAATCAGAAATTGAAACTTTAACCAAAAACATTGCCGAAATTGAAGAGTCAAGGATAGAACCAAATCAAAGATTGCTTACGATTGCAGAGGAAGCCAGAGACCTTCGGATTGAAGAGCTAGACTATCTTGGCAAGAGTGCAACAGCATGGTCACTTATTGAGGGTAACATAGATGCAGCTATAACAAAAACTGATGCATATAAGCAGTCACTCATAGATGCATTTAATGCCATCGAAGGCGTAGACCTAACTATAGGTGAAGATGGATCTGCCTCTATCACTGTTGATGCAGATAAGATACTTAGTGACAACACTACAGAAGCAGTTACACCGACTGAGCCAACTCCAGCAGAAACGCCTACGCAGACCCCAGCACCAGAAGCTGCAGAGCCTACTACAAAAACATATACCGTAAAGAGTGGCGATACGCTATCTGGAATTGCCAAAAAGTTTTATGGTTCTGCCTCACAGTGGAAGAAGATCTATAATGCCAATAAGTCTATTATTGGTAGCAACCCCAACCTGATATACCCAGGTCAAAAGTATTCAATACCGTTATCATCTGGTGGAATGGTTCCAAAATATTTTGCAGCTGGGGGATTTGCCAGGGGCACAGACACAGTTCCAGCAATGCTTACTCCAGGAGAGTTCGTAATGCGTAAGTATGCAGTACAGAACTTTGGACTAGATAAAATGAAGGCTGTAAACTCTGGAACATAT